CCATGGATCATCTGCCTTTGCTATTGGAACGTATTGTTGTGAAGTGTCAGCCATCTTAGCCTTTACTTCCTCGACCTTAGCCTTTACTTCTTCAGACTTTGCAACTTTCGCCATCTCCTCACGACTAGGTCTCTTTCCCTTTGTCGCATAACCCGCCGATGCGAGCGCACGACCAATCGCAGAGGTCTCACAGTTTTCAAGAGCAGAAGTAGAATTGACTCCACGACCCGCAACCGTTTCTTCCGCGAGCCCAGAAGACCAAGGCGCGCTATCAGCAAAAGTTCTGTATATGTAAGCCTGTACGATATAGCGTCCACCGTTGAAATCCAACAACTTAGTATCCACGCGGCCATCAGGGTTATCCTTCCAAAACTTAACTAGGCGTTCTTCAACTGTCTCGTATTCATCAAGGTTAAACATAGAGATCATTCTCCTCTGTATGTAATTGTCCGCTTATTGCAGCGTACGCGACAAGGTCGATGTAAGTGTCTGACTTTGCAGTCTCCATGCTTCTTGCGATTTTGACCAATGCCATACACATCGCCACCTGATAATCCGTAATTGGCATTTCAAGGTATGAGCTCCAAAATGCGGCTGTGCGCTGCATATTGTCGCTAGGGTGACCGTAATCAAGTCCTCGGTCTTGGATAGTAGCTCGCGCTTCGTTGAGGTAGTCTCTAGCATTCATCGACCCACCTGCTCTAGCTGACGAAGTGTCTTGCGTAGCGCAATGCGTCCTGCAATCTTGCCGTGTTCATGTCCTTTTGCGTAGCCGACTAAAAAGCCGACCAATGAGCCAAGCAAGCCCATTCCAATTAAATAGTGATCCATGTGTAGCCCTTCTGTATCCGTATCTCGGTACGGCAGAAGTATTACAGCAGTTTGAGCTGACAGAAGCCAAACTTGTATAACGAAACGATAACGATTTCGTCCACAGTCTCATCGCCAAAATCAGGTCTAGCGAACCCTTCCATGTACCTTGCCTTGGACTATGAACGTGCCGTTCTTCTCAATGTTGATAATGTCCACCTGCACCGTTGATCCATGCACATACATGATGGCAAAGGCTTGCTGCCAATTAGCGGTTCCCTTGGTGTATGAGGCTTGTTTAAAATCCATAAGGTTTCCTACCTCGACACCGTGTAGAACACGTCCTAAACGCCCGCCAGAGGCTTCTGTGAAGGCGCTACGCCCTGCCCTGTGAGTATGTCCTGATATCACGTTCTTGCCATGCCTACGGGCTGCTTCAAGGGCTGACAGACCACCTAATTGCTTGATAGGCGTGTGGTCGCCATGAACTGCAATCCAGTTAGGAGCGATAGCCATGGGAGTCTTGTGGAAGGTTATGCCTAACTCGTCAAACTTCATGAACTTCTCAAAGCGCAGCTCTGGCAAGGACAAGAAGCTAGGAATCTTCTTCATGATTATGTTGTAGAGACGGTCTGTGTGGTTAGATCGTATGCAGTCGGTAACGCCTAACTCCCAAAGAAGTTGCACACACTGGTCTCGGTCATCGCCAAGGGTCTGCTCATAAGCTTGAGGCGTACCTTCTGACCACTTGCTGATGGTCTGGAAGTCAATCTCGTCACCGATGGTGACTGTCTGGTCTGGCTTAAACTTCTGTAGGAATCTTGCTATGTTCTGAGTAACGTGTACGTCCTCGAAGGGAACTTGTAAGTCGCTCAGAATTACGATTCGCTTCACTTAGTCCTCGTCGTCCTCATACGGAATGTTGTCAATCCGGTCGGGTAAGTTAGGGATAATCCAGTCGGGAAAAGTCTCGCGATCCGATAACAACCAAAACGCATGAGTCTCAGAGAAACCAGCCTTGCGCAACGATTTGTAGTATTCGTTTAACGCAATCGCATAGGCATCAAGAGCCGAGTAAGTCTCGAGGTCGATGACCGGACGTTTCCTTGCCATAAGATAAGTGTTACTTACCTAACATCTCAATTATGGTATCGACACGCGCTTCGAGTCGAGAAACCTGATCCTTAATAGATGAACCTGAATTGGGTTTAAGTTCGCTGAGGTAATGCTTAATCATGAATTGTGTGTATGAAGCCATACCACCAAGCACAGCGATAACAGCCACAATCCAAGCAGCATAGTCAGCCGCGCTCACTTTTTAGGCGAGGCGTAACCAAAGACGCCAGCAACGATTGAACCAAGAATAGCGCGGTAATCAAGAGCAAAATTTGAGGTTGTTCCCCATACTGCCAAGAACGCGCCAACTGACATTACATAAGGGTTCTTTAGGTTCATTTGTTTCCTTTGATTAGTGGGATATTAAACGGAGCACCGTCATTGTCGCCCTTTGGAGTAAAGCTGATATGGAGATGAGAGTTGTGGTTATCAACCCCCACATAAGGACGCCAAACCCAATTCTGGATAGACGACGCGATGTGGCTTCTAAAGATGACGTAAGAGATTCGACCATCAGTCTGTCCACAGATTCGTATTTGATCTGCAAGAGAGCCGGCGAAGTCCGGCTTGCTTGTTCCAGACAAATCTGCGTCGATATCAATGGCTCGGACGACATTGTTAGCTTTTGGATCAGGATTGTGGTCAGAAACGCTTGCCTGATGACGTGCGTCGCCAATCCAGCCGTCGCTCCTTTTATCTCTGTCTGGGTAAGTATCATTTATCGCCTGACGTAATGTTGTTCCAGCCTTACAAAGCCATGGACTTGTCATGGCTGTAATTCCTTAGCCAGTGCGTCGCACTCTGAGCAGTCCCATTGTTTATTGCTTGTAAGAATAAGAGACTTATGCCCACATTGAGGCATTGGAGCAATAAACGCATCATCTATTGGGTCATAGGTGTAACCAATGCCTGCATAGTTATATCGGATATTGGAATTATATGAAGTCTTTACCCAAGTACCGCCTAAATTATCTATAAGCCATTGGTATCCTTCATCGCCTGATGGATCATTGTTGTCACCAACTACAACACGCAACACTTTATTTGCATTGTCTAACTCTGCCCAATGACTCATACTGCATACCTCACAATTACTAAACCAGAGCCGCCAGTTCCAGAGGCTATTGAAGTGTTAAAGTAACCTGCTCCACCGCCCGAACCTGTGTTCACTGTTCCGTTAAGAAGCCCAGAGCTTGTTCCTCCACCGCCGCCAGTTCCGCCTGCACCCCATACTGGGCCAAGGCTTGAAGAACCTCCACCGCCGCCAAAGAATCCAGCAACACCAGTTGAAGTTGCAGTCGCCCATGAAGAATAAGTGTTTATACCTGCTCCACCTGCTGTTGCGCCGCCTGCAATACCATTTGCACCAGCACCAGCACCAGACCCAGCACTTGAACCGCCAGTAAATCCGTTTCCTGATGATCCACCGATACCACTTGCGTTCTGCGCACCACCGCCAGCTGTTGAAGATAAAGATAATATGCTTACAGTTGATGAGTTGCCAGGATTTCCATTAACGTCCAAAGGTGATACACCAGCTCCACCACCGCCAATAACTATATTGTAAGTATTAGCTGACAATGATTGAGATGAGTTAAGAATTACTTGTCCTGCTCCACCGCCCGAACCATAGTAGGTAGCAGTTCTTCCCGTAGTTCCAGAACCTCCACCAGCAATTAAAAGAATATCCGCTGTTAAAGTTCCACCCGCAACCCCTAAAGAACCATTAGCGGTAAAAACTCTATAATTATAACCGCCAGATGTGTAAAGGGTTCCCCCTGTAACAACAGTCGAGGCAGTAGGGCTAAGAACTCCTGCTGTAATGCAACCAATCATTATCCAATAGCTCCTGCAACATACCAAGTATCGGTAGCAGTCTTAATGCAGACCGCTGTCTTGTATTGAGCCAAAGTTGGAGAAGCTGCAACCGCACCTGCTGAGAGGACTGTTGTAGTTCCAGAGGTCACAGCAGAGATTGTGCAGAGTCCTGCGCCCTTGTTAAGAATAGTAATGGCAGTGCCTACTGGGAACGCTACAGAGGCGTTTGTAGGAATCTTAAAAGCAATAGCTGTAGCTTTGTTCATAGGCTGTAGGACTTGGTACTGATCGTTTAGGACTGCTGTGTAATCGACTGTAGCGTCTGCGTTGATCGTAAAGGTCACTAAACCATTGACTGTGGACGCTGTAAGTACGTCACCTGTTGCTGCTGGTAGTCCTGATGCCATGATTCTCCTAGTAACCTAATGTGTTAGTGCCGATTATACCGTAATACGAGCTTCCAACGATGAAGCCATCGGCTATTGGCTCAAGCGTTGTAATAGTTGCCATCATCTTGTTAGGGGTGATATCCCATTGAATGCCTTGATATTGCAAGTTTTTTACAATAGTTGAGCCATCTGGCTGAATATTGGTTATGAGCAAGTTATCAAAATAATCAAGCCCAATCATTGTGTTGGTTGGAACCGCAGGATCGAGCAAATCCACAACCATTTCGTCAATACGAATAGAAGTATCTTGGCGGGTTGCAACGTATTCAAGGGCGATGTTATTGACCAAAGAATCGGTTTCAGCTACAAGGTCTGTCTGAGTAATACTGTGAGGAAAATACTTATTAACCGACGCCGTGTTTTGTACGGATTGAACTGAACCTCCTACGCGAGCAAAATTGGCTTGGTTGATAATAAGCTTGTCATCGAAAGCAAATATAAGGTTTCGATAAGGAATGCCACCTGTTTGATTGAACGCCACAGGGGTTTTAGAAAGGCTGTTCATTACGTCTGTGCGGTTCTTAAATATGGCTGTGCCAGAGCCGTTCATATAAAAGGCTCCGGTTTCAGAGACTTCCGCGTTCTTAATTGCTGCAAGGCTTGTACGGTTGGTTCCGGGGTCGGCTATACAAGTGTTAAGTCCTGTGGATATTGTGCGCATCGAGGCAGGGAAAGAGACTTGATCCAAAATGGAATTAACTCGAGCTGAAGTGGTTTGGCTGGCTACGCTACCGGTAACCGTTGAAATGTTAGCCATCTGAAATAGACGGAAACCGTCTGACGCTGAAATGTCGACATAACCCGTATCTTGGTTGACCGGATAAGTATATTTGTAATCGGTGATATAGCCGCTAAATAAATACTTTTGAGTAGTAGAAGTAGTAGCCGATACACGAATCTTACGAAGCGGAGCCAAATAGCCATAATAGGGAGAGGTTGTGTTCTGCGGGTTAAAATACGATAACGGATCTAAAACGCGAATAACCGCTGTTCCTACTTCGTAAGTGTCGCGCTGGATATTGCGACCTCGAGTAATGCTGATGTGGTAAACGTTAGGGGTAAGGTCGATAACCGGTTCTGGAAGGCTAGACGTACCAAGGGTGTTAGTGCCAAGGATTCCGTATTTCGAGTCGCCAATGACGAACCCGTTGTAACCGAAAGTAGCCCCTGCCGAGTAATCAAAGGAAACCGATATGGCTGCTGGTAGTGCCATTACCCAAACATACCTGCGATTCTACCGATTTGGCTTGGTGATCCTGAAAGGCTTGCAAGCTGTGTGCCGTTCATTACTTGGTCGATAAGTTTTTGGTCTGTGACGACTGAGCCGCCAAAATAATTGTAAATGACTGGAGCAGTTGATGCTGTCGGTGCTACTGGACCGATAAAGCCAGGATCGCCGGGTGAGGTTGTAGCGGAAGGATAGGAAACGCTAGGAGTAAAGTTTAGAACTTGACCGTCAGTAGGTGCCATCGAAGTAGTAGTAGTTCCAGCATTGGTTGAAACCGCAACACCAGCAAAGGTAGGAGCTTTAAGGCTATCTAACTCCTTCTGGAAGTCAATAATCCATTGGTCTAAGAAAGAAAAAGGATTCTTAATCTTAGTGTCGCCAATAGTCAAAAAGTAATTATACAACCCACCTGTTGCATCTTGAGCCATAAGAATCTGCTTGGTAAGTGATGTAGCAAGAACATCATTCTCGTTGAGAATAGCCAGCTGAAGTTCTGCGCGCTTGCGATCATCGTCAGATAATTGACCTTTGAGGGCGGCGACCAATTCAATCTGCTGCATATCGAAAATTGAATTATCTTTCTTTAAAGCAGCTTGTTTTTTTAATTCCGCTGTTTGCTTATTCTGAGCCGCCAAAAGTTGTTGCTGTGTTTTAAGGGAATCCGCCTTGGCTTTTTTGTCAGCTGCTATCTGCGCTGCCGTTTTAGGAATATCAACACCTTCCCAAGCGGTTGCTTGGTTACGGCGTAATTTGGCGTCGTAGGCTTGTTTTTCAACTTTTGCTAGATTTGAGCCCATATTCCAAAAATTGGAGTTAATAATGGTTTTGATTTCAGCTATGCCAAGAGATAAACGGTCAATGAAATCGACGGCTGAATTGGCTAGGTGATCCATCTTTTTCGCTAAATCTTCAATATTTGAAGAACCACTAATAAGAGAAGCGGAATCTACAAGAGCGCCACCAATTTTTACTTTGGCTTCTTCGGCTGCAACAGACAAAACACCCAATTTACCAGCCACGGTATCGAGGTTGGCTTGTGAAGCGCCCGCAAAGTTCTTCATAAATCTGTCCATGACTTGAGAGAAACTCATGGTTTTAAGTTCGGCTTGGCTAAGTCCAAGGGCGTATTTCTTTAATCCTTTATTGTTGCCTACATAAGCATTGGTTAAGTCTGTTGTAACGGTTGCTAAATCTTGACCGCTACCTTTTGAAATGTCTATTGCTTCTTTGAGTAGTTTTTGACTATCTGCAACTGAGCCGGTAATTTGCAAGAACTTCTGCATTGAAGGTATAAGTTCATCTTTAGCCACACCAGTAGCAAGTGATAATTCTTTTACAAAGTTTTGGATATGTGTGTTTTGGTAAGCCAAACCAAGATTTTTGACCGTATTTGAAAGTTGAGCAGCTGCCTTCTGATCTGTTTCAAAAGCTTTAACAGTTGCTTTGCCAAAGGCTACAACGGCTGCAGTACCAAGACTTACTCCTAGAACTTCACCAAGTTTTATTGCGCTTTTTTCAAGCCTTGCAACGGCTGTATCGGCGTCCTTGAATGCCTTTTTACCCTTGAACTCGGAAAGAATATTTAATACGACGTTACTCATGCGGCTCTCCGAATATCGACTGTTGCGGTGCGCTTATCGAATCTGTCCGTGGCATTTTCTAAAGCGCGAATAATAGAAGCGTTGGCACGACCTTGAGTATTAGCCCAAGCGCGATAAATCAAACGACCTGTGTTCTTGCCAGTTCCGTAAAGTTGTCCAAGGTTTGATATAAATTGGTTACCGGCATAAGGATTAACCGAATGAGAATAGCCTTTAGATGCCCCGCCCGATTGAGGACCAATCCAGTCTTGTCCTTGTCCATTTTTACGTCCAGCAGTTTCAAAAATGGCTCCGGCGGCTGATTTGTTTTTAATGCTAACAATATTTACAAAACCTGATCTAGTTGGCTTTGAAGGGGAAGTTTGATAGACAATTCCTGCTTTTACTTCCGTGACGTTATAGACAGGAAAACGAGCCACACGAAACATAGATGTAGCCGCGGTAATTTTTCGACCTTTAGTTGATTCCCAATTACGCATGGGAACATCTGGAGCAAAACTACGAGCCTGTGCAACGACAGGCTTTAAAATAGTTCCCCACTCATGTACGAGTTCTTCATTTAAATCACTAGCGTATCGACGTAAAGCGATGCGAATTTCAGAGGCGTTTCCTAAAGCGGTT